AAAACAGACGAAAAGAGAGGTGGTGAGGCTTGGCTGAAAAATATGAACTAGCAAAACAAGATTATATGAACGGCATGAAATACAAAGACATTGCCGAGAAATATGGCGTTAGTCTCAACACTGTCAAGTCGTGGAAGAAGAGATATAACTGGGAGCGAAAAGAGTGCACACAAAAAAAGAAAAAGGGTGCACACAAAAACTCGATTGCGCAACTCGGGAACAAAAATGCGACAGGAGCCCCAAAGGGGAACAAGCGAGCTGAGAAATTTGGGTTCTTCTCTAGATTCCTTCCGGAGGAAACTAGAGAGATTGTACATGCTGTTGACCAAGCAAGTCCACTCGATTTATTGTGGCACCAGATACAGCTTGCTTATGCTGCTATCATAAGAGCGCAAAAGATCGCTTACGTCGAAGACCAAAGCGACAAGACAGTCGAGCAGGTCGAAGCTAAAGCGGGGGCAACAGTGGGCTCAAAATGGGAAGTGCAGCAGGCTTGGGATAAGCAAAATAACTTTCTCAAAGCACAAGCTAGAGCCCAGGGTGAATTAAGGAACCTGATTAAGCAATATGACGAGATGCTGCATAGGGATTGGGACCTTGCTACAGAGGAACAGAAGGTGCGAATTGCGAAGCTTAAAGCTGAGACGAGCAGAATAGGTGGAGATGATGAAGTTGAGTTCTTAGATGATATAGAGGGGGATGTATATGGCGATAATAAGGCGTAAGACAATCCCTTTTAATTTTTCCGAAAAACACAAGGAGTACATGAGGCGGTCGGCTGAGTGTATGTATAACATCGCAGAAGGAGCAATAAGAGCGGGTAAGACCGTAGATAATGTGTTTGCCTTTGCGCACGAACTCAAAACGGCTAAGGATAAATTACATCTTGCTACTGGATCTACGGTCGCAAATGCCAAGCTTAATATTGGTAATGCGAATGGCTTCGGACTTGAATATATCTTTCGTGGACAAAGCAGATGGGGCAAATATAAAGACAATGACGCATTGTTTATAAAAGGACCATCAACAGGTGGCAGACAGAAGGTTGTAATCTTTGCGGGCGGTGCGAAAGCAGATAGCTTTAAAAAGATTCGAGGCAATTCGTACGGAATGTGGATTGCTACAGAAATCAATTTGCATCACGATAACACTATCAAAGAGGCATTTAACCGTACTGCTGCAGCAAGCAAGCGCAAATTCTTTTGGGACCTAAACCCAGATAATCCAAATGCAGATATTTACACTGAGTATATCGATAAATACTCAGAGAAAGCGGCAAGAGGGGAATTGCTTGGTGGATACAACTACCAGCACTTCACGATTGACGATAACATTAACATTTCGGAAGAGAGACGAGCCGAGATAAAGAGTCAGTATGATCAGACCTCGATTTGGTATAAAAGAGATATTCTCGGATTAAGGTGTATAGCCGAGGGGCTTATATACAGGAATTTTGCAGACAACCCTAAAAGGCATATTTGGACGGATTCAATTCCTCGAATCATGAATATCTACATCGGAGTCGACTTTGGTGGAACAGGCTCTGCACATTCTTTCGTGGCAACAGGGATTACATCAGATTACAAGAATGTGATTAGTTTGCTATCGAAGAGGATTCCGTGTACAGATGCTGAGATACCACCCACGATGTTGGAATCGATGTTTTGTGACTTTGTTCGTGAAGTCATTAACCGATATGGTACCGTTACAGACATATTTTGTGATAGTGCAGAACAAACGCTTATTGCAGGTTTTAGGCAAGCCTTGAGACAAAATGGACTCGGGTGGATACGAATACACAACGCACTGAAAGACGAGGTTAACAATAGAATAAATCTTACCGCCAGGCTGATAGCTCAGGGGCGGTTTTTTTATATCGAAAACTTGAGCGAATCGTTGGTGCTGGCTTTAAGCACATGTATTTGGGACCCAAAGGAAAAAACAAAGAACGTAAGGCTTGATGACGGAACTAGCGATATAGACTCACTAGATAGCTTTGAGTATACAATCGAGCGTTTCGCAAAGAGATTGATAGATTATTAGGAGGCAGTATATGTTTCATAAGATAATAGAGTGGATTAGAAAGGTATTTAAAGAGCGTGCAGCACAGGGAGAGGTCCTTAGCACGATTGTTTTAGACGACAAGACAATCGATTACATAGAGCTGTGGTCTGCGATGTATGAAGATAAAGCACCATGGACTAAAGGTGATGTGACAAGCACAGGTATTCCCTCTGCAGTGTCATCGGAACTGGCAAGACTTGTTACGCTTGAGATGGAATCGGAGATTATCGGAAGCAAACGAGCTGATTTTTTAAACGCAGCATACAGAAAGGTTTTATCAGAATTAAGGATTCAGACGGAGTATGCGTGTGCGCTTGGAGGAATCATCCTTAAGCCTTATGTACAGGGCGATACAATATCCGTTGAGTTTATCCAGGCAGATAGATTTGTTCCTACAGGATTTAATAGCTCTGGACAGATAACCTCTTGTCAGTTTGTTGAGCAGGTGGTTCGTAACGGAAAGATATACACTAGAGTCGAATCACACGATTTTGATGGAAAGTATTGCGTTATTCAAAACAGAGCTTATGAGAGTAAGCAAAAGGGCGTGCTTGGTCATCAGATAAATTTGACTGATGTTCCGGAATGGGAGAATATTGAAGAGCACACGACAATTAAAAATGTGCCGGGCGTATTATTTTCATACTTCAAAATTCCACAGGCAAATAACAAGAATAGACAAAGTCCATTCGGAGTGTCTGTCTATTCAAAAGCTGCTGAACTTATTAAGCAGGCTGATGAGCAGTGGGCACGTATCATGTGGGAGTTTAAGGGTACAGAGCTAGCCGTAGATATGTCCGAGTCGCTGTTCAGAAAGGACAGTAACGGAAATACTATTTTGCCGTCTGGCAAAGGGCGACTATTTCGTCAGTACAGCATAGATACAGGCATATCCGAAAAACCTTTTTATCAAATTTTCAGTCCTGAGATAAGAGACTCAAGTTTATTTAACGGCTTTAATCAGATATTAAGACGTATTGAGTTTTCATGTGGTCTAGCGTATGGGACATTATCCGATGTCCAAGACGAGGACCGAACGGCTACAGAGGTTTTGTTTAGCAAGCAGAGATCATATTCTTTCGTATCTCAGATTCAGGAATCGCTGCAGAGTGCACTAGAGGAATTAATTAAGGCGATGGATGTATGGACGAGCTTATACAAGCTCGCACCAGCAGGATCATACGATGTATCATTTAACTTTGATGATAGCTTGATTGTTGACAGTAAGACGGAAAATCAGTTGATGATGCAAGAGGCCACATCCGGGCTGATTCGAAAAGAAATCTATTTGATGAGAAGGTATGGCGTCACAGAGGACCAGGCAAAAGAGATGCTGCCTGAAACTTTGATAACGCCTGAGGAAGAGTAATGCTTAGCCCTGAATACTTAGCACAGTGCACGTCTTATCTTCTAGGTATGATGGACTTGATTAACGAACAGCTTGTTGCAGACATTGCGAGACGAATTGTTAAGACAGGTACATTAACCGAAAGTGCACAGTTTGAGGCGGAAAAACTAACGCAGCAAAACATACTGTATAAAGATATTGTTAATAGCATATCTAAGGTATCGGGCTTGACGGAAGCTGAAATTACTAGAGTCTTCGAAGAGGCTAATTTTGAGAATATGGAAAGCGAGAACCTCAGAGCCGCAATAGCAGGAAAGACGCCTATAGATCATGCGTCAAATGTTGCGATGGGTAACTTGCTATCGTCTCATATAAGAAAGACTAAAGGAGTGGTTAAAAATCTTACGAGGACTACTGCTAGTCAAGGACAAAACGCCTTTATTAAAGCCGTTAATCTTGCTAATATGCAGGTAAGCTCGGGCGCTTTTACTTATGATTTTGCTATTAAAAATGCAATCAAGCAGGTCGCAAAATCAGGACTTACTGTACAATATCCTACAGGTCACATCGATAAGCTCGATGTTGCAGTTCGCAGGGCAGTGCTCACTGGAGTAAATCAATCCTCTGCTGAACTTAACATGTTATACTGCGACGAAATAGGTACGGATTTAGTAGAAGTTACCGCACATTCTGGAGCGAGACCGTCGCACGCGGATTGGCAAGGTGGGGTATACAGTCTTAGTGGGAAAAGTAAAGGGTATGGTTCTTTTTATGATATTACGGGCTATGGTACGGGCGAAGGACTTTGTGGGTGGAACTGCAGACACAGTTTTTACGCCTATTACGAAGGGACTGAGAGAACATACTCGAAGGAATACCTAGATAGTTTGGATAGCAAAATCTATGAATATGGTGGCGAGACATATACCAATTACGAAGCAGGACAGAAGCAGAGATCATACGAAAGAGCAATTCGAGCAGAAAAGAGGTATCTAGCTGGCTTAAATTCTGCTTACAACGAAGCAAAAGATGATACCTTAAGACAGAGTCTAAAATACGAGATGGAGAGCTCTGCGGTTAATTTAAAGCGCAAAGAAGCGGAGCTGAAACATTTCTGCAAGGCTACAGATAGGCGCATTGATACAACTAGAACTCAAGTTCATGCCGTAAGGGATTCTTCGGGCAAGATTGTGGGATTTGATAGAAGTGCCGCACAAAGAGCAAGAACTGTAG